CAGTACATAACTGTTATTTTATTTAAAGAAAATCAAACTGATAAAACAAGTTTTGAAATAATTAAAAATGAATAATCAATTTTTTTCAAATGGAAGATAAAAGAGGAGGCGCAAGAGATGGTGCAGGACGCAAAAGCAAGGCAGAGGAGCAAAGTTTAATAGAAAAACTTACTCCATTAGAGCCGTTGGCTTTTAAGGCTTTAAATGAAGCTTTAAAAGATGGTAAAGATTGGGCAGTTAAATTATTTTTTCAGTATAATTTCGGGATGCCTAAGCAAACAATAGATAATAAAGTAGAGGTTTCTAATTTTGATTTAAAGGATATTGTTAATTTTAAATAGAAATGGAAGATTACAACCATAAAATAAGAAAAAATATCATATCTATATTTATTTTATTAGTTTTAGAATTTATATTAATGTATCCTTTTTTCTTTTGATAAATCTAAATAAAAAATAGAAATGAATATAGTAGAGCTGTTTTATTTATTTATAATTATAATTTCTGTTATAAAAATAAGAAATGATTACTTTAAATAAAAAGTATTCCTGTTTATTTGAAAATGATACTCGCTTTTTTATTATTACAGGCGGTAGGGGAAGTTCAAAGAGCTTTGGGGTTGGTACATTTGCCAGCCTTTTGTCGTTTGAATCAGGGCATCGTATTTTATTTACAAGGCAGACAATGACAAGTGCGCACCTTTCAATTATACCAGAGTTTCAGGAAAAGATTGACTTGTTGGAATTGAATAATTTTTTTGAAATAAATAAATCAGAAATAAAAAATAAGAAGTCAGGTAGCGAGATAATATTTAAAGGAATAAAGACATCAAGTGGCGACCAAACAGCAAATCTTAAATCGTTACAAGGTGTTACAACGTGGATTTTAGATGAAGCGGAGGAACTAATTGACGAAACGGTTTTCGATAAAATTAACTTATCAATTAGACAAAAAGGAAAACAGAATCGTGTAATACTTATTCTTAATCCTGCAACAAAAGAACATTGGATTTATAAAAGATTCTTCGAGAGTGAGGGAATTAAAGAGGGATTTAACGGAACAAAAGGAAATGTAACTTACATACATACCACATACTTGGACAACATCGATAATTTAGATGTATCTTTCTTGGATGAAGTAGAACGAGTTAAAACCTCGAACCCTAAAAAATACAATCATGTTATATTAGGTGGGTGGTTAGATAAAGCGGAGGGTGTTGTTTTTACAAATTGGGAGTTCGGTACATTTAATCCTAATAATTTACAAACATCATTCGGTCAGGATTACGGTTTTAGTATCGACCCAACAACACTTATTGAAGTAGCAATAGATAAAAGCAAAAAGATAATTTATTTAAAGGAACATTTATATAAACCAAAGTTAACCACAACCGAAATAGCACATATTAACAAGTCTATTTGTGGAAATAAATTAATTGTAGCTGATAGTGCTGAACCTCGCTTAATCGATGAGTTAGTTAGTCAAGGTTGTAGAGTAGTTCCAACAACAAAAGGAGCTGGTAGTATTAGCGCTGGTATTGCTTTGATGCAGGATTATAAATTAATTGTAGAGGGTGAAAACATAGGTAAGGAATTGAATAATTATGTTTATACCGATAAAGGAAGTAAGTTATTTTGTGATAATTGGAATCATGCAATTGATGCAATTAGATACAATGTATCTTATAATTTAACGGGTGGTTATAAAATTGAAATAAGATAACAAAAAAGCAAATAAATAGTTTATAAGATATGAAAGTAACGCTTCCAGAATCAATTCACGATATAACCTTATTGCAATATCAGCAATACGATGAGTTATTACAGCGTGAAGATTTAGACGAGTACAATTTTAATAAAAGAAAGATTCAAATATTTACAGGAATAGAACGTAACAGAATAGAGCTTATAGGTTCAGTTGACTACAAAATGATGTTGACTCAAATAGATTCAGCATTAAATCAAACAGTTGAGTTTAAATCTACGTTTTTTATTAAAGATGTTGAATTTGGATTTATTACAGACTTTGATAAAATTACACAGGGGGAGTTCGTAGATATATCTACACATGGTTTGAGCGTTGAAAACCTACATAAGTTAATGGCTGTTTTATTTAGACCTATTAAAAAGAAAGACATTTTAGGAAACTATGAAATAGCTAACTATACAGGAACTAAGCAGTATTCTGACATAATGAAACATATGCCTTTATCTATTGTTAACGGTTCATTGGTTTTTTTTTCGAGTTTAGCGAGCGAATTAATCAATTATACCCAGAAATATATGAAGGTGGAACAAGCGAGGGAAGAAACGCAGGAAACTATTTTGAAAAGTGGGGATGGTATGCCACAATAGAAGAACTGGCAAAGGGTAAAATATGGAAAATAGATACTATATTAAAAATGAATGTTCATGAGGTACATATATTCTTAGCTCACAAAATTGATAAGCAAAAATTAAAACATAAGATTATGAATAATAATACTAATACAATCGAATTATAATGAATCAACTAACACAATTATATCTATATCTTAAACAATTAGCAGAATCGGATAGTTCAGTTAATTCTATTATGAAAACTCAGGATATTGATTTGAAAAAAGAAATCATGTACCCATTGGTTAATATTAATATAGTTTCTGGGGGGTTCACAAACGGTCAAACGGTTAATTTTAATATAGAATTATCATGCTTTAATCAAAGAGATATTAACAAGGAAATTAATGAAGATTACTTTTTTGGTAATGATAATGAAGTAGATAATCACAATTTATGTATTGCAATTTTAAATAGAATGTGGCTTAAAATGTATGCTGATTTTGAAGATAATAATATCACATCGAGCGAAAATCCATCGTTTGAGTTAGGTTCTTTTGAGGGTGCTAAATTATTGGATGGAGTTCGTTTATCTTTTGAAGTTCAAGTTCCAAACACGGAATTATCATTATGTCAAGCGGTGTAGCTAATGAGTTAGACAAGTTCGGTAAGTATGTAAAACAACAGGCTAAGTCAAACTTATCTAAAAGAAAAAAGAAAGACACAAGTGCGTTATATGACGGGGTCAATTATAAAGTTGAAAGCAACGATAACACAACCACTTTATCTTTTACGTTTGGTAATGCTGAGGATTATTGGGAGTTTGTAGATAAAGGAGTAAAAGGAGTAAGTAGTTCAGCAAAAGCGCCGTTAAGTCCGTTTAAGTTCGGAACCGGCACAGGAAAAAAAGGAGGTTTAACGAATGGTATTAACGGTTGGGTTTCAAGAAAACGCATTCAATTTAAAGATAAAAAAACAGGAAAGTTTCTAAGTTATAAATCAACAGCATTTTTGATAATGCGTTCGATTTGGAATAAAGGAATTGCAACAACAAACTTTTTTACTAAACCGTATGAACAAGCGTTTCAAAGATTACCAGATGATATATACATGGCTTATTCTTTGGAAGTTGATGAGAAATTAAAAATAGCATTAAAATTATGATAAAAAGTTTATCACCTTATTACTTAGAGATACCATTTACAAGTCCGTTGACTGATGCTATTTGTACTTCTTACACGTTGCAAGTTTTTATTTGGGATGGATTAAAGTCGTCAGTTCCTGCAGAATCTGTTTATCAGGTTACAAAGAAAAATCCGACTGGTTCAGGCGGTAATGATAAAGTAAATATAGCACGATTAGTGAATGACTATATTGATTTCATGCCTAATGAAATGACTGTAACGGGAGTCTATAACGGAAATAATCAGGCATGGGTTAAAACACAAGTGATTTACACGACTGCTGACGAATTAGATTTAGATGTGGTTCAATTAGAAAGCGTGCAATTATTAACACGTGGTTACGGTTATGGATTAGACGGTGAGAATGCTCAATCGAGCGGAGTACTTTTATCAGGTGACGAGTTCAAAGTAAATCGAAATGGTTTCTTTTGTTTGCCTTTAATGATAAGCGAAAGTTTATCTTATTCGTTAAGCATAAAATCTTACCCTATAAATACTTTAAATTACATTACTACAATATCGTCAACTACAAACAGTTCAAATTTAATAAAAAACATTTGGGTAAATGTTATAGATACTTTGGATGATAATGTTATTGAAATAACTATACCAGAGTTAGACTATACGTGTACATTATTAGTTCAGGACGAATGTAGATACACTCCGATTGATATAGCATTTCAAAACAAAGAGGGTGCGTTGCAATTGCTTACATTTTTTAAAGCAAGAACCGATTCTACAAATGTAACAAGTGAGGAGTTTGAAAATGACAAAGGACAGCCAAGTTTAGGTTATCACCAATATGTAACGTATAACGTTCAAGGTAAATCTAAGTTTAAAATTAATAGTGGCTTTGTAAATGAATCGGTAAATGATTCTTATAAACAATTGCTTTTATCAGAGCGAGTTTGGCAGGTTACCGATGGGACTACCTACATTCCTTTGAAATTAGGAACTAAATCTTTAGAATATAAGACACGACAAAAAGACCGCTTGATAAATTACGAAATGGAGTTTGAATATGCTTTTAACGATGTTAACAATATATAAATGGTTGTAAAATTATACATAGGGAATGAAGACTTAGACAGGTTTAAAGATGAAAGCATAGAGATAAACAGCTCTATCGCTAACATCAACGACATCACGAAAAACACTACTGATTATTCACGCTCTTTTACTGTTCCTGCTACTAATAAAAACAATCGTATTTTCAAACACTATTATGATGCCAATATAGATAATTCATTTGATGCAAGGGTTAAACAAGATGGGCGCATAGAATTAGATGGCATACCTTTTAAGTATGGGAAATTTAGGCTAGATAAAGTTAGTGTTAAGCAAGGGAGACCATATGCCTATACGCTTACTTTTTGGGGTAACTTAGTTTCGTTAAAAGATACTCTTAAAAACGATGAGTTAAGTTCTTTGGACTTTTCAGAATTTCAACACACTTTTAACCCTGCTAATGTAAAGACAGGTTTGACTTCAAGTTTGTTTTCAGGTAATTTAATTTATCCTTTGTTCGTTAAAAAGCAATTGTATTATGATTCCTCACAAGAGGGAAATAATACAGATAAGTTAGCTAATATATCTTATTTTCCTTTAAGTGCAAACACAGGTTTAACTTGGAATGAGTTACGACCAGCTTTAAGAGTCTTAAATATTATTGAAGCCATCGAAACAAAATACGGGGTAACTTTTTCACGTGACTTTTTTGGTCGTACTGATTTTACAGAGTTATTTATTTGGCTTAACAATGATTCTAATTTAGTTAATACCCAAAACAATAAAGTTAGAATGGACTTTACTAATACTGGCGATATTGACGGTAGAGGTGGTGTAGTTGATATTGTAGAAGATACTTTTGTAGCAGGTGGTAAAAGAATATATTCTCTTATCGATATAGTGCCGGCTTCAGGGTATGAAAGTGTAAAGTATAATATTGAGCATACAATCGACGGTAATTTGGCAGGTGGATTTAGTCAAAGTACGGGGACAGATGTTTTTTATTTTGACATCGAACGTAATACGGGACAAAAACATTCGTGGTATATTTCAGCAAATCAAGAATTTAAATTCACAAGTAAGTTAACGATTGAATTTAGATATGAAAGTTATCGTATGTCAGCTACATTCCCACAACAAACAATTACAGGACAGTTACAAGTAATAAATAACTTACCTAAGATAAAGATAATTGACTTCTTAAACGGATTATTTAAGATGTTTAAATTGGTGGTTATTGCTGACGAATATGAAAATATCTATGTTGATACTTTAAAAAGTTTCTATTCTAAGGGTTCAATTTGGAATGTTTCTAAATACATAAATGATAATTCAATAGATATTGAAAGGGGTTCGTTATTGAATGAAATTAAATTTAAGTTTCAAGAGCCTATAACTATTTTAAATAAGCAATTTAAAGTAAATACTGGCTTATCTTATGGCGATGAAGAAACGATATTAACGGATGATGGCACGGCAACAGGTAAACCTTTAGATGGCGAAAGTTTATCGTATGAATTACCCTTTGAACAAATTGTTTATGAGCGTTTAATTGACTTAAAAGATAATATCAATACCAATATAATGTACGGAGGGATATTTGACGAAACAATTACACCTGTAAATCCTAAAGTACATTTATTTTATAACGTATCGACAGCAGTAGGTACAAAAACTTTAGGCTTTATTAACGATATAGGGGGTAAAGAGTTAATTAACGGAAGCGTTAACATAGCAAGTCACTCAATTGACTTTATTAATCCACAGTATAACTTAGTTTTTAGTATAGAAAATAATGAATGGAACGGTGTAGCGTCTGAAAATACATTATACAAAAACTATCATAAAGATTATGTAGACTCAGTATTTAATATTAAACGTAGAAACTTTAAATATAAAGCGATTTTACCGTTAAGAATATTAACTCAGTTAAAATTGAATGATGTTTTGCAAATTAAACATGATTATTATAGGATTGATAACTACAATATTAATCTTTTAAGCGGTGAAGTTTCTTTGAATTTAATTAACTCTTTTGACAATACTATTAATGGATTTAACGCTGATGTAAACGTATTGTACGCTGATTATAGAGCGCAAACACAAACCGTTACAATAACAAATCTTGCGGGATATAGTTATATAATAGAGTCAGGAACATGGATTTCTTTGACGAGTTCAGGCGATAACGTTTACTTTGCATTTGAGGAAAACAATACAGGTGCAACACGTTCGACAAATGTATCAATTACTAATACAACAACGTTGCAAGTAATAGACATATTTTGCCAGCAAGCACCACGAATAGTAACGGCAGACAATAATATAATAACAGCAGATAACAACATAACAACAGCAGACAATGGCTAAACAAACAATAGGAATAGGAACAACAGCAGGCGATGGAACAGGTGACGTATTAAGAATCGCATTTGATAAGTGTAATGATAACTTCGACGAGTTATATAGTGCTACTGGTTTTCAAAGTATTTCAGACACGACAAATACGCAAACACTTACTGCTTTGACAGATAATTTAGTTTCATTCTCGGCAACTCCCGAAGAAAATGGAGGTTTAACCCTGATGGATTCAAATGCTAAGATAACACCTGTGGCACTTAACGACATTATAGGAGTTGATTTTTCATTTACGGGTGTAGTTCCAGTAGGTACAAACTTATCTTTATCCGTTTTTCTTAAAGTTGGTGGTGTTAATTATAGGTCAGTTAGTCAGCCAATTGTAAAAGGAGCGGGTTTAGATGATTACTTTTCTGCAAGTTGGATATTGCCAGTAGGAGCTTCATTCCTTAGTAATGGAGGTTTATTATATGTTAATCCGATTGTAGGGATGACTATTAAAAACAGATATTTATGTGTAACAAGAATAGGAAAAGGAAAATGATAGCTGAGATAATAACACTATTACAATCAAATCAATTTTATGGGGCTGGTAAATATACTGAGATAGCGAAAGGAAAAAATAGTTTGGATAATACATTTAAAAAAATAAAACGCATATGGCTATCGAGAAACAAATAAACATCGTTGTTAAGGAAACTGGAATCGATAAGGTTAACAAGCAAGTTGATGAGCTAAACAGTTCGCTAAATAAAGTTTCCAAAACAAACGATGGCGTTGCTAAATCTATGGGAGACAGTTCAAACGCTGTTTTAGAAAATGGAGGTGCAATGGGATTGCTTAACGATGCAACAGGCGGACTCGCTATGACTGTAAAGGATGCAGTTGAAGCGTCTGTTTTATTTACCAAAAGTCAAAAGTTAGCGTCAATACAGCAAGCTATTTATAGCACGGTTGTAGGCACATCAACAGGCGCAATGAAGTTATTTAGAATTGCTTTAGTTGCTACTGGGATAGGTGCTTTAGTTGTTGGTTTAGGTTTGTTAATTGCGAACTTTGATAAAGTTAAACAAGCAGTTTTAAATGTTGTTCCTGGACTTGCAAAGGTTGGGGATTTTGTAGAAAATTTAGTAAATGGTTTTACGGATTTTATAGGAGTCACGAGTGAAGCAGAAAGAGCCTTGGCAAGTTTAACAGAGCAAGCAGATAAATCTTTGGCTATGAATAAAAAGTTCATGGCTGAGGAGGGCGATTTGGTTAATAAATATACAAAAGCTAAAATAGACGCTAAGAATGCGTATAATGAAGCTATAAAAGAGGAGGGAGCAAATCAAAAGAAACTTGCTGAACGTTTGAATCGTGAGTTGTTAGCTATTGACAAAATGCACAATGAAGATTTGGCAAAAGCTAAAAAAGACGCACAAGATAAAGAAGATGAAGCGAATAAAACAAGAACTGAAAAACAAAAAGCAGACAGATTAAAAGCACAAGAGGACGCAAAAAAAGCACAAGAGGACGAAGATAAACGAAAAGAAGAAAAGATAAAATTAGATGCTGAAAAAGCTATTGCATTAGATGAAGAAATAAAACAGGCTCAGTTAGATATAGATGAATTTAGCATTAAAAAAGCAGAAGAAAAAACAGAAAGAGAAGATACTGAGTCGGCAAATAAAATAGCAAGAATAATAAATGAAAGTGATGAAGAAAAAAGACTTGCAGAAGAAAAAATAAACTTAGAAAATCAGGTTAAGGATGCAAAATTAGATATAGCAAACCAAACACTTTCTTTAATAGGAACGTTTGCGAAAAAAGGTAGTAAGTTAGCAAAAGGAGTGGCAGTATCACAAGCCACTATGTCAACTTATCAAGGTATTACAAACGCATTTAGCGCACCGTCAACAGTACCAGAGCCTTTTGGAATGGCTTTAAGAATAGCAAACGCATCTGTTATTGGAGCATCAGGATTTGCAAACGTTAAGAACATATTATCCACTAATGAATCGGGAACTGGTGGAGGTGGTCAATCGAGTGGAGTAAGTGCGCCATCAGTTAGCGCACCATCTTTCAATTTAGTACAAGGAACGGGTACAAATCAAATAGCGCAAGGATTAGCTCAACAAGGCGCTCCGATTAAAGCATATGTGGTAAGTTCAGACGTAAGCACTTCACAAAGTTTAGATAGGAATATAGTGAGTGAAGCGTCTTTAGGTTAGCAAAAATATAACAATAGTAACATAATTTAGTTTAATTATAAATAACAAAAAAATATGAAAGTAGAAGAAATAAAATTAGCGTTCAATACCAATATTCAATTAAATATTGTGGGTATATTACAAGGCGATTTAGGTAAAGGTGATTCAGCTATTGTTAACGGCAGAAAAGGAATACAAACAGCGGTAGAGGGATATAATCAAGCTATATCGGTTTATACAGCAATTATTCCGACAGCTAATAAGTATTTAGATATGGCAAAAGCATTAGGCGAGGCTTCAATTCAAAAACAACTTGAATCAGTTATTAAAGACGCTAACGAAATGATAAAAGCATCTAATGTAGCAATCACAAAATTGAAATCTATTTAATGAAAACCTACCAAGCTAAATATAATCCGCTTACAAATAAGGGAGTCTATGGAATTTCTTTAGTTGAAAATCCAGCGATGGAGGGTTTATTTATTGCTTTATCTAAGGATGAGAAGATACAATTTAAGACCGTAGATGAGGAGCAAAAAATATTAATGGGTTTAGTTTTAGAACCAAATAAACCAATTTATCGCAATCAAAACGGTGAAGAATTTAATATAGTTTTTAATGAAGAAACTATAAAGGAGTTGTCTTACGGTTTCTTTAAAAATAACAGTCATTCAAATAGCACTATCGAACACGATGTTAAACAAAATATTCAAGGTGTTACGTTTACTGAAAGCTGGATAGTTGAAAACCCTACCAATGATAAAAGCAATAATTTTGGATTTAGTTATCCTAAGGGTTCATGGGTTGCTGTTATGAAAGTTGATAGCGATGATGTTTGGAATGATTATGTAAAGACAGGCAAAGTGCAAGGATTTTCAATTGACGCAATGCTTAGCTTAGAAGAAGTAAATTTAAAAACAAATATAAATATGAGTGAACAAGCAAAAACAAACTCTTTACTTGAAAAGATTTTACTTGCTTTTAATCCTGCAAAAACCGAAATAAAGTTAGGTGAAGTTATGCTTATGGATGGAAGCGTTAAGATTGAATTTGAAGGAGACGTTTTAGAAGCAGGAAAATCATGCTGGGTAACCGCTGAAGATGGTACGAAAGTTCCTGTACCAGTAGGAGAGCACCCGCTTGAAGATGGGACTATCTTAGTTGTAGTAACTGAGGGTATAGTTGAAGAAATTAAACCAGCAAGCGAACCAGAAGGAGAACCTGCACCCGCACAAGATTTAGGCAACGAAGATGGCAAAGTTTCTAACGATGCTAAAATCGCAAGTGAAATTGAAAGCGCAATTAAATCTATTTTGATAAAATACAGCGAACAATCGAAACAAATCGAAACATTACAAACTCAAATAACTGAATTGTCAAAACAACCAGCAAGCAAACCAATAAACGGAACTCCTGTACAAGTAGATTTTTCTAAAATGAGTGCAAAAGAGAGAATTTTTAACACAATCAATAAAAACAAAAATTAAAATATGGCTACAACTACAACAGTAACATCCAACTACGCAGGCAAAGAAGCAGGTGAGATAGTAGGACAAGCATTTAAGGAAGCGGATACAATTGCAAAAGGATTTGTAACTGTATTTCCAAACGTAAATTATAAACTTAATCTTAGAAAAATCGCCCTGACAGGTGGTAAAAGAGAATACACTTGCGGACACGTTCCTGCTGGAGCTATTACACTAAGTGAAAAAGTTTTAGAACCTAAGAAATTCAAAGACGATTTCGAAGTTTGTAAAGAAGATTTCAGAGCGCAATGGAGTGAAGATTCTATGGGAGCAAGCGCTCATAATGATAGTGCGCCTAAAGATGTAATGGACGCAATTCTTGTTGAAAAATTGGCTCAAACTGCTGAGGAATTAGATGATAACATCTGGAATGGCGACGCTACAAATGCAGACGAATTCGATGGTTTCTTGAAACAATTTTTAGCTGATGCAACTGTTATCGATGTTGATTTAGATACAGTAACTGAGGCTAACGTTGAAGCTCAGATTAAACTTGCTATCAACGCAGTGCCTATCGATACAAGAAGAAAAGGTTTAAAAGTTGGTGTTTCTCCAGACATAGCGCAATACTATAATTTTTGGTTAATTTCAAAAGGAATTTCTAATGGATTGGGCGGTGATGCAAACACTACTTTGAAGTTTGGTAAATATATGATTGAAGAAGTTAATGGATTGCCAGCTAATACAATCGTTATTGCTGAGCCTAAAAACTTAATCTTTGCAACTGGATTGTTAGCGGACCATAACGAGGTTAGAATGATTGACCAAGATGATACTTTACTTAACGGTAAAATTATCGGAACTATGGTTTACAATGCTGGAGTAGGTTACTACAACGGTGCTGAGATTGTTTGGGCAAGACCTATCGCATAATTAAATAAGTAACAAGGGCGGTTTAGTTATCGCCCTTAATTTAAACAAATAATTATATGGCTTGTGATATTACAGCAGGTAGAGAAAAGGCGTGTAAGCAAGGTTTAGGAGGTATCGGGAAACTATATCTTTTTAACTTTGTCGAAAATCCTTTCACGGTATTAGCAGGTGTTGCAACAGCAATAAATCCACTCCTTACAACAGTATTTGAATATGAACTTGAAGGAGATGGAAACAATGTAGCTGAGTCTTTAGTACCAGACAGAAATAACGGTACGACAGTCAACACACAAACAAGTACTTTTGTACTTAAGAAAATTGACGCAGTTACTTCGGCTCAAATGAACATATTAGCTTACGGTTTCCCTATGGCAGTCGTAAAAGATAGAAACGGTATTTTTCACGCTATCGGAATTGATGATGGTATAGATTTTACAGTTGCACAGTCAACAGGTGGAGCAAAAGCAGACCTAAACGGATATACTCTTACTGGAGTTTCTACAACAGGTTCACTTTCTCCTAAATTAGATGCTACAACCGTAACGGCATTTTTGGCTTTGGTTTAATTCTTTTTTATTTTTCTATTTTAAAACCCATAAATTAATTTATGGGTTTTTTATAAATAAGAATAAGACCCGTAATTAGCATACATTTTTACTCTATTATTATATTCTATAATCGGCTCATAAATCACTTCATATTTATGTAAAAAGAAAGGAATATCATCTACATAATAAATATGTTCTTTAAATTCAATATTATCAGTTCTTCTGCATCTTTCTTTTATAAAATATTCTAATTGTATTTTGTTTTCAAATTCAAATCCTTTTATTTTTAATCCTTCAATAATATAATATTCTAATTGTGTTTGTAATTCGCAAATTACATCTTGGGTCACTTTTTGTGCTAACGATTGAAAATCTTTCATAAGTTTATTTTTTTAGTTCTGTTAAAACTTTCCATATTGCACTATGAATTTCTCCATCCGAAAATTTAGATGTTTCTCCATCGCTCATAAACTCTAAAGTAATAATAAGCCTTTCTCCTACTTGTTTCTTATCTTTGGTTAATAAACCATCGATAATATTCTCAGAATAATTAAAGATAGGTTTTTTTTCAGTATTTACTGATTCTAATAAAAACGTTCCCATAATATTATAAATTAAAAAGACCCCCATTACGGAGGTCTTTTAGTTTTTAAATAGTAACGTATATCTTCATACGTTTATGTTTAGCAAATATATAAAATTATTTTAGTTTCGTAACAAAAAAGCGGTTTTTTTGTTTTTATAATATGAAGAAAGTTGACCCAAACGATACTACACATTTAATCGCAATTATTCCACGCTATTACGCTGATGGGGAAATCGATTTGTTTTTATATAATGAATTAACGCAAGTAGAAACTACATTGACTCCTATTTATATAACACAAAACGGTATAATGACATTAACTTTTGATTTTAATTTTTCGGAAAATGATAAATATCAGGTTAAAATAACAGATGCAAACGGTATAATTTACAGAGATAAAATTTTTGCAACTTCTCAGATAACACAAGATTTTAAAGCAACAAACGACCTATACTTTTATGAGTAACGATATAAGATTATTACAACTAAGCAACTATGTTAGACCTAAATTAGAGGAAAATAAATCTAAAAATTGGGTTTTAAATGGTAAACAAAATTCATTTTATCAATATGTTATTGACAGGTTTAACGGTTCTCCTACTAATTCAGCAATTATAGACTCTTATTGCAATCTTATATACGGTAGTGGCTTGCGTTCGAAAAATGTAAATACAAGTGCATGGATTAATTTTGTTTCTCTTTTTAGCTCAAAAGAATTGCGTAAAATTATTTCAGATTTTGAGTTATTTGGGGAAGCATCAATTCAAGTAATAAAATCAAAAGACAAAAAAAGTTTAGGTGCTATATACCATATTCCTAAACAACAGATAGTGCCTTGTTTAGAAAATGAAGAGGGTGCAATCGATGGTTATTGGCATTCAAAAGATTGGAGTAATCCGCAAAAATACACACCAACTTATTATCCTGCTTTTGGAACTTCAAAAGAAGATATCGAGATTTATTGCATTAAGCCGTATAAAGCTGGTAAAAACTATTTTTCTGACCCTGACTATTTAAGTGCTTTGCCTTACGCTGAAATGGAGGAAGAATTGGCTAATTTTTATATTAATTCAATTAAAAAAGGGTTAAGTGCTGGCTATATTATAAACATTCCTGACGGTGGTACTTATTCAGCTGAGGAAAAAGATGATTTAGAAAATAAAATAAAAGCTAAATTAACAGGTTCGCCAAATGCTATGAACTTTGTGATTAGTTTCAACGGTCGAGATGCCGAGATAACCGTAATACCATTCCCTGTAAATGACGCTCAACATAAACAATGGGAATATCTAACGGGTGAAAGTAGACAGCAAATAATGACGGGGCATAAAGTTGTAAGTCCTAAATTATTTGGTATTATGTCAGAGGGTGGATTAGGTAATAATGCAAATGAACTTGACGAGGCAGAGGCTCAGTTAATGAAACGTGTTATACAGCCTAAACAAAGATATATCACGGAAGCATTAGAAGAAATCTTAACGTTTTACAATATTAATTTAGACTTATATTTTGTGCCATTAACTGAACAAAAAGCAGTACAAATGCACTCACACGATGAAAAAAAAAAGAGTGCTTTAGATGAGTTTTTAGGATTGGGTGAAGATGAAGATTTAAACGAATGGGATATTATAGATGAAAGGGAAGTTAACTATGAAGAAGAAGAAAAAATAGACTTACAATTAGCAACAACAGGAACCGCAAACCCAAACGCAAAGAGTGCGCAAGATAGTGACATATATAAAGTAAGATATAAGTACATAGGTTCAAATAACCCACAAAGGGAATTTTGCCAAAAAATGATAAGTGCATCAAAGATATATCGAAAAGAAGATATTATCGCAATGGGTAGTAAATCGGTAAACGCAGGATGGGGTCCAGAGGGAGCAAATACATATTCTATTTGGTTATACAAAGGAGGTGGTGATTGCCATCATAAATGGTATAGAGTGATATATGCTAAAAAAGACAGAAGTAAAAATCCTGATGTTAACAGTCCGTTATCAGTTGAAGTTACACCTGCTCAAACAAGAAAAGAAAATAAATTTATTCCAGAAGCAAATAATAGCTTAGTTTATAAAGAGCCTAAAGATATGCCCTACAATGGATTTTTACCAACAAATAAAAGATTTCAATAATGGCTGAATTATTATTTATCACACCACAAGAAATGACAAGCTCAACAATATTGAGCGGAAATACGGACACAGATAAATTTGTTTTTTGTATAGCAAACGTTCAGTTAACAACTATCGAACCATTACTTGGTAGCCAATTGTATGATAAAATAGTTGCTGATAAAACAGCTAATACCTTAAGCGGTTTGTATTTGGAATTATACAACGATTTTATTAAGCCAATAACAAAAAACGAATCAGTGGCTCAGTATATAGAAATAGCTTCTTATATGGTCGATAATGCAGGAATTTATAAGCATACAGGCGATAAAATAGAGGTTGTAGACAAACAAGAAGTGCAGTTTTTAGCTGGTAAGTATAAAAATATGGCTCAAATGTATTTGATTAGATTTAATAAGTGGATTTGTAAAAATTACTTACCAGAGTATAAATGTTACCAAGATGAAGTTAACGCTATTAAGGGAATGAATTTGAACGTAGGATGGAAATTATAAACGGCTTTAATCGAAAGTGTAAGGATGCTATTTCCGGGGTAACTCAGATTTGGCTTTTAAAGTACAAAAAATACAGTAGAAGTCAAATAGTCACTAACGGTAATTACTTAGTTTCTTTTCCAGAGACATTTATATACGAATTTAATAGTGTTCAAAACCCAGCGCCAGCGGAAACAATGGAGCAAAACGAGGGGGGTAAGTTTTACAATCAAAGTATTTCCTTAACTTTTCCTAATTCAAGTACAAAAGACACGAAAGAATTAGCGAGCTTGGAATTTAGATTGTTATTTAAAGACAGGAACGGATTATACCGTATTTTTGGATTATATAACGGATTAATCGCTGGTAATGTAAGTTATAATACTGGCTCAGGAAAAGGCGATTTAAACGGTATTAAAATTGATTTTACAGGGCAAGAAGAAAGTAGTGCATATTTTATAGACAATCCCGCAGACGCTGGCTTTATAGATTTAGGAACGGACGAACCTTTCTATTTCTTATATCAAAATGAAGATAGATTTTTATTACAAGATAGTAATTTCTTATTAAATTAAAAAAATGGCAAATAAAAAATTAACAGATTTAACGGAATTAACTACACCTGCTGACAATGACTTTTTGTATATAGTTGATGTTTCGGATACTACGGAAAGCGCACAAGGTACAAGTAAAAAGATTCGTAAAGATAAAGTAGATTCAGGAGCAAACAAAGAAAATATAGCTAATAAATCAGACATATACACTACCGACACCGAAAAGTATTATAGCGCAACTTATGTAAACGGAGTTTTACCGACATCTTACTCAAAAATAGTTTATGTAAACGCAACATCACCAACTACAGCGACTATATTTGACTTAGAAAATCCGCCTGTTACGAATGATAATTTATTAAAAAACGATACGGCAAATCTTTACATTGGTACAGATGCGAGTACATGGGTTTATCTTACAGGAACGGGTTACGTGACTAAAACTATATCTTCTGCAACTTCTAATTTTAATACATTTGGGACTTCGATAGACGCTGGTAATAGTAAGACATCGCACATTACACGTTCTGGGGCAGTAACGTTAACGGGTTCTTTAAATTTAGCAGTTGCAAAAATATCTACTACACCAAATACTTCCGCTGGTTCTTACGATATTTTGACAAGAAATTCAAGTACTACTGCTTTAGAGAAAAAATCAGTTAGTGATTTTATTCAGACAACAGGTACTCAAAGTATGTCTGGAAGAAAAAGCTTTGCAAGTACTGATTTACTAAGTGGCGGAATTGGAATTTCAAATTCAAAAACTACAGGAGGTGGAGACGCATACGGATTAGGGATATACAATACTGGTTCAGCAGGTATATATGTTGAAAATACAACCTCTGGAACAACTGGAAATGCTGTGTCAGTTGCCAATCAATCAAGTACTTCGGCTGGAATAAGTGTTGGTAATTTTGGTAGCGGAACAGGTATAACATTAAGAAATCAGGGAGGTACTGGCGATTTATTATATGCTGAACTTGGAAAAGTAACAATTAGTTCTGCAGGTAAGTTATCAACTACCGAAGCACCAACCGTAGGCAATAATGTTACGAATAAAACTTATGTAGATGGAAAAATAACCCCAACAATAACCAACGGAGTAACTGACAAGTCACCAAGTGAAGATGCTGTTTATGATGCTATTGATGGAGTTGTAAAGACTATAATTTCAGACACTCCCACAAGTACAAATACAGGAGGCGTTAGTGAAGTATTAATGCACACTTATACTATCGTAGGTGGTAAATTACCCGCTTCATGCATGCCTAATTTAAAGATTAGAATTGCTAAAACAGGGACAGCAGGAACGGTAACGGTAAAAGTACGAGTAAATACAGTTAATGATTTTGCAACAGCTACAAACATAGGTTTTTTCACAAGCGCAACCAATATGTTAGGGTCTGTATTTGTTAGAAATTTAACTTTACAAGGCGGACAATTGACACACACAAATGCTGCAAATTCATCTATTAATGACGAATCAGCAAACGCAAACGTTAACGGTGTAATTACATATGACCCAAGTGTTACGCAATATTGGTTCATATCATTACAAAATTCTAACGCTGGAGATACAACAAGAGTTAATTCAATAAAAATGGTAAATTAAAAATCATGATATACACAATTTTAAACAAAGATGGCAAGGAATTATATGCTACTCAGGACATAAGCAATTTGCAAGAAAACGAAATAGTAGTCGAACAACTTAGAACAGTTGAAATGGAAAATCCTTACTTCGACTTTGAAACAAAAGAATTTTATAATAAACTTTAAATAAATTAAATATGAAAAATTACAAAACAACTTTAGCGGGATTGATTGCGGGATTACCTTTATTGATTGACGCATTAATTCAGGCTTACAATGCGGGTGCTTTTACGGATAAATCAGGAAATCAATTGCTTTTAGCTATTGGAGTGGTATTGATTGGTTATTTAGCTTCTGATAAAAATAAACCAAATACACCTAATACATTTGCCGAAGTAGACAATGTAGGATTACCAAAACCTAAAAAAACATAATGAAAATTATTAATAAAATACTCAATTGCTTGCCTGTTATAATAGTGGGTAATTGGGTATTTTGTTTTTTGTTTTTAAAAGATATTCAATTTTATAATGAAAACTATTTTACGTTCGATTTAATTGATACGTTCATGTGTGCTATTGCTTTACTACATTATTTCTTTTGCCCTATAAAAAATAATGTGTATTTAATAAGATGTATAATTGCAATTATATTCTTAAATAGCATATACGAATTATTAAACGAACAACTTTATTTTTCGTTATATTTGTTAATAATTGTTTCCCAAATTTTTGATTATGCATTTAATA